ATTTTTGGTATAAAGGGTACACAAATATTTAGAGGAGGAAAAAAATAATGGCAAACAGAAGATTTAACCCACAAATTAGAAAAGCAGCCATGGGCGGTGGCATGATGAAAAGAGGAATGTACAAAAAAGGTAGTTTCCCTGACATGTCCGGTGATGGTAAAATTACTAAAAAAGATATTTTAATTGCAAGAGGTGTAATTAAAAAACCTGGTAAAAAGAAAAAAGCTGTTAAAAAGAAAAAGAAAATTAAAAAGAAGGTAGTGTAATGGCCGGTAAAGGTTTATACGCAAACATTCACGCTAAGAGAAAACGTGGTGAGAAGATGAGAAAAAAAGGTGCAAAGGGTGCACCAAAAGCAAAAGATTTTAAAAGAGCAAAACAAACAGCGAGAGCATAATGGCAAAACTTTGTCCAAAAGGAAAAGCAGCAGCAAAGCGTAAATTTAAAGTTTACCCTTCAGCATATGCTAATATGTACGCATCAGGCGTATGCTCTGGTAAAATTACACCAGGTGGAAAAAAAGGTAGTCGTAAAAAAGCTGCTTCTGGTGGACGTATACAAATGGCTGGAATGGCTAGAAAAAAAAGAGTTGGTTGTGCGTAGGTATTATTCAGAAGGTGGATTAAGAAAATGGGTGAAAGACAAATGGGTAGACATTGGAGCACCGAAGAAGGACGGCAAGTATCAACCTTGCGGAAGAGCGAAGGGGAGCAAAAGAAAATATCCGAAATGCGTGCCACTTGCAAAAGCCACACGGATGACAAAAGGTCAAAAGGCATCTGCTGTCAGACGAAAAAGAGCAGCTAGTAATACAGGGCCAAAACCAAAAAATGTTAGAACATTTGCTCGTGAAGGTGGTTACATGGGACCAGCAATTAATTCTACGTATGCAGGTAAAACATTAAACAATCCATCATATTCAAAATATTATAACGGGATGTTAGATTAATGAGAAACGATTTTATAGTAAGAGAACAGTTTTCTAAAGGTACTAATCCACCAAGAACAAAAAAATATTTCAGACCTACAAAGTCTGGAGCAGGGATGACTAGAGCCGGTGTCGCCCGATATAGAAGAGAAAATCCCGGTTCAAAACTAAAAACAGCCGTGACTGGAAAAGTGAAGCCAGGATCAAAAGC